ATTTGAATTGAATTTAAAACTGTAGTATGATCTTGTCCAAAAATTTTTCCTATCTCTGTTAAACTCATTTTGTATCTTTCGTTTAATATATTGTGAATAATATTTCTAGCTCTGACAATATCTCTGGTCCTTGTTTTGGTAAATAATTCTTTCTTACTTACTTCATACTTTATACAAACTTTATTTATTACAGAGTCTATCTCTGCTTTTCTAGGTTTTCTAAATTGATAACCAATAATTTTTCTTTCTGTACTGATAGGTACTATGTGTGTTTGTTTTATTTCTGTAATATGATTTGAAATCTTTTGTTGTGCTAATTGAAAACCAACTTTAAATCCCTCTTCATATAGTTTGTATTGTTGTTCTGATAATAAATAAAAAGCAATCTTATGTTTGTAAATAAAATCGTTGTTGTTTATTTTTTTGATATGTTTTTGAAACTCTTGATTAATTAAAGACATAAATCCCCTACAGTTTTTCTTGTTTTTTTTATCAATATAAATTAATGAGCTATGCTCTCATCAATTCTTCTTTTGCCTTCTCTATTTTCCAAAGCAATCTATAAGAATCTTTTTGATACTTATATACTCTTTGCTTTGCTTCCAGGTACTTCTCGTGTTTCTTCTGTTGAAGATCCCTGTACTTCTGAAGGCGAGTTCTTAACTCTTCCATCTTTCTCCTTTTTTACTTTGGTAAAATCAATTTTTACAGAATTAATTTTACATTCTACAACTTCCCCTTGTGCGTTGGGGTTGGCAGCTTTCTTTACATCATCAAATCTTTCAACCAACTCAAAGTTAGCTTCGCCAGATTTAATTCTTAAATACTTATCTGTTTTTATCATTTTTGTCTATATCTTTTTTGTGTAGATTAGATGCCATATCATTATATATTGATAAATCTGTGTAATTATCAGCTTTAAATCCCCTTGTAGCTCTAAATAATTTAAGTGTCATCATGATATGTGCCACCTGATATGGCTTTAGTTTTTTTTTCAAATTGGGTGCTAATATTAAAGTAAATAGCTCTGCAAGTATACTAAAATTATATTGATAATCTCCATAATCTTTCTCACGATCTTGGATTATCTTTTTCTTAATCTCGTTTGTAAGCTCTGTAATTTTCATATTGTTTTAAAGGCATGGCAGAAGAAAACAAATAAGAGGGAGCATTACCAGAAAGGGAAAGAGGTAATATGATTCGCTGCTCTAAAAAAACTTCCGCCACACCATTGAACCACAAATTAGTATTTGTAGTTCTGTTTGTTATAACCTGATCCTTGACCTTTTGCAAACTTGTTTGGTGCAAAAGACGACTGCTGTCCTCTCGGCTTGGCAGGTGCTGAACCAGTATTTGATGGTGTCAAGACAACATTGATAATTCCTGTTGGATTACCTTGTTCATCAAGATCATCAAATCCTGCTTGGTTGTACCATGTTTCTCCAATCTTTACTCCTATTCTCCAGATCTTTCCCTCTGGCGAGTTTGGATTTATTGGTGCAACAAAACTTGGTCTGTTATCTCCTTGTTGCTTGTCTTGGTTATGTGTAAGTTTTATATATATCTTATCACTCATTGTGTTACTCCTTGTGTATTGAGTTGTGTTTCCCTTGTTTCATAAAGATTATTTAAGTCTTTATAAACAGCAGGATGTTTCTTGATAGCAAGAGTAAACGCATCTTTATATTTATAGTTCTTTAACTTTCTTAACTCATAAATAGTTTCTGCGTTCTTCATATCATTTTTGATATGTTCTATTGCTACTGCATCATGATTGTTATCATGTTCTGTACCACTTGATTGTGGAATATTGTTAAAAGGTTTAGCTTTGTAACCATCTTCATTATCTAAACCTGTCTTTAAATGTAAAGCATTTAGGTAAGCATACTTCTTAGCATAACTCATACCATTACCTGTACCAAACTTATCTAAGTTTCCCATTGCACTACATCCTTCTATATCAACATAGCTTTCTGGGTTTTCAATATCATGTATTCTCATTGAACAAGTAACCATAATAAAAGTTTCTTTGACATAGTTGTTGTAAGTACAAATAGGATATAATCCATTGTTTAGTAATGCTTCCATTGCCACAACTTGAACACTATCGTGGAGCAATGGGTTGAATTGCATACCTGGTACTTTCTTGCCTTTGACTACACCTCTTGCCTCACAAGCTGCCTTATGTAGTTTTTGATATATGTTTAGTTTCATGTGTCTAATCCCCATAGTTGTTTGATTTGTTTTTTTTGGTCGTCTATTAAATCCCTATAATAAAAAGGGTGATTTAATTCTGGTGGTTCAGCAAAGGATGATAGCTTTTGTATATCTCCTTTACAAAATATAATTAGTTGTTCCCATGCTTTGATTCTTTGTGTAAGTAAATTATATTGGTCCTCTAAGTAATCATTTTTTAACATATCGTGTGTGTTATCAAATATTATGTATTCGTTTTCATTTACATAAAACAAAAAAGGTTTTCTCTTTGTGCAATGATAATAGAAAGCAAGTTGGCTAACGTGCATTGGATCAGGATCTGTTGGGAGCTGCGTTGATGCCATGTAGTATTCATCTTTGCCTCTTTTCTTTTTGATCGTAGGTGGTTTTGTTTTTGCCTCGCCTATCTTATCATTGCTTTCATAATCTATACGACCAATAATATCTATGACCATATCGTTATGTTTGGCAGATACATATCTTTCAGCGACTAACTTTTCATTACCAAATATTTCTTTGACACACTTCTTCATGTTCTCAATCGTTGGATGTGCAAAGCTAACCATAAGTTCTCTCGCTAGTTTATCTTTGTCATCTACTGGTGGTGTGTTGTTATTTATTTCATCTAACTCTTGCTGAAATATATCGTCATAATTTTTGTTTTTGAGAGTTATCTTTTTATCCCCCTCAAACAAAACCTCACAAGTTAATCTTTGTGTTGTGTTATTAACTAAATTACCGAAAGGAGCTTTGTATCTGATCAAGAATAGTCGTCTCAATTCTTGAGGCAGAGAGTAATTTAACACAAACCTTGTAAAGTTTTGGCTTGAAGAGGGACTCCAATGGTCTAGTCCTTGACCCCCATTGAAATTTTTAAAATATTCTTTCATTTGTTTTTGATTTGTTTTACAGATTAAATAAACTATTGTCAAACAAAATATATACTATATATAGATACATAAAGTATAACAAATAGGAGAAAAATGACACTAGCTGAATGGCGAAAGAAACAAGGTATATCTCATTATACGCTTGGCACTATGCTTGGTATAAAATCCATAAATCCAGCGACTAATTCACAACGATATTGTTTGGAGTCAAAAGAAAAAAGATTTCCCAAACCAAAGATGGTAAAGAAGATATTAGAGGTCACAAAAAAAGAAGTGACGCTTGATGATCTTTATAAAGCGTGGTGGAAGTATGAAGAAAGTAAATAAGTTTAAATACAAACGAGTAAAAATTATTTGGCAAGATATTTTAAATAATAATTCGTGGTTTGATAGTTTTGATGATGTAGATAAAATGACTTATGCTTGGTGTGAAGATGCTGGGTATTTGTATAGTAAAGATGCAAAAATGGTAAAGATATTTACATCATATTCTTATGATAATGATAAACTTACAATAGGAAATGTTACTGTATTTCCAAGATGTATAGTTAAAAAAATTATAGTAGAAAAATGACCCACGATAAAATGTTTGAAGAGATAGGTTGTCCAAAGGAACTTAAAAAATGTCAAGCTGAATTGAAACGACAAAAAAAATTTATACAAAAACAATCTGATATAATACTTGCTTTAGAAAAAGATATAGAACTTAAAGATAATATTATATTAGTCTTAAAAAATAAATGAAAATCTATTGCATAATATTTATACTAATAATATTTACAGGTTGTAGTAAATTAGACTACAATCTTAATCCTTGGACAACAGTTTTAAATCAGGTTGTAAAACAAAAATTAAAATATTAAATGGCACGTTGGACTTTTGCATTTAGCAATGGAGTATATAACGATTGGCATAGGAAATATGACAATATTGCCATGATTGATATTGATAGTATTGAGTGTTGTCCTGATTGCTATGAGCCACTTGCTATTCTTGAGACTTGTTATGATAAAGGACAGAAATACAAGGCTACCACCCTTGTAAACATAGTCGCTAAACGCTTAAATATACCCTGTTTTTTAGTGTTCTATAAAAATTTGACCCCAACTACCCTAACCTTCAGGATTAAGCGTATAACAAGCTCTGAGACAGAGTTTAGGGTCATGAACGAGCAACAATGGGTGTCAATCTTGCTAGACCTACAAGCCAATCACAAAAAGGTATGTAAGTATGAACGTAAGTAGAGGTTTCTTACATATTACCTACAAGATTTACCACCATCTTGATAAGTTAGAGGGTGTTCATAAATCAAACTGCTTAAATGTTTTCTTGTCTGTTATGAAATATGCTTGGAAGAAGAATGGATATGAGGCAAGATTAAGGCACGAAACTATACACAAAGATACAGGTCTATGTAGAACT